GCTTCCCCCCACCCGAGTATATGTATTTGCGATAATTTGTAAGTTTTAAGATTCAACAGTCTGAACTACTTCACGTAAGTACTAAGATTCAACAGTCTGACTGACTTCGTTGTCAATGATCACATTAACCGAACAACTGTTTTTCTAGCTATCGCTGCTAGAAGTTGTATGACTCTGAAGAAGAGTCACTCATGATATGAGTATAATATATCCGTCAAGCCATTGCACGTATGGCCAGGACTATATCATCCTGTATTTCGACATTAGATTGAGTTTTATTTAAAGATATTTCTACTTAATCCTCTCTAATGGTTCATACTGAAAAGTATGATTTACACCCCCCCGCCCCCGTACAGGGCTAAATATGTACCCCCCAACTTTGTTGGGATTTATAACCGCTTATATGGCGTTATGTTTGAGATGAAGACACTTTTGTGTCAGACATTATTCTCATCCACCATTAAGCATGTTTGCCGAAAAGTTATTTATTTAATTATATTTATAGTTTCATGAAAATTTTTCACTGCGTTTTGTAAAATAGATGCTACCACGTAATCCCTCTCTTGTAAGATTCGCTCTCAAGATGAAATTAGCGCTCATTAGAGCCGTGCGACGCATAGTAAAAACTATATTCGAGGTGAATTAATCCGATGTACCGGAATTTTTTGGAATATAACGACCGTATCACTTAATTTACTGCACTGAACCACAGTGTGGAGGCCGCCAATTGCCTATTTTTTAAGAGTTCACGCGGAAGTTTGACCCATGGATCGACTAGGATATATGACGATACTTAGCTTAGTAAGTCAACAAAATCACAATGTCAAACAAACACATTTTTCTCACTATGAATTTTTTCAATCTTAGCGGAAACAAAAATGAATGTTGGCAAAATGTGTCGGGTACTGCCCGTGCGTTCTACGCAAAAATCAGCGCTGGTCTGCGGCGTTTCACCACTGCGGTGTGTGAAAAAAGCAGAAGCGTGGAGTCTCAGCTCCACAATGATGTCTTGTATCGAGAAATTTATTCCTCTTTATTAGATTATCACCCCCTCTTGCAACGAGCACCTCAATTTATTTTAGGACGACGCTTGTGGAGTATGGTCGAATTTTGGCTTACTTCGACATGTCTCCTGACTTATTTGCTCTGTTGTACAGAAAACCGCCTCCGTAATCATGTTCTTATCCCGATCCGAAAATCTACCATTTTGCGCGAAACAGTCAAATGTTGCGTACTATTTTATGATGAACTGCTCTCGAAACGTTATTTTGGATTCATACTACTCACATTTTATGGTAGTTCGATTCTTCACTTTACTGGATGGCCCCTCTGGGTTAACAATTTGTTTTGTCTTTTCAGTTTGTACAGTTATTTCCATATTGCATATTTGGATAGATACTGTCTTATTAGTCAAAGCGAAAAAGAATACTCGCTGAGTAAGCGTGTCTTCCGTGAACAAGCCCAGAAGAAACAGTATATTCGAGATCTGAAAAAGCTCTTGAAAACATCCCAACCTGAGAAGCGTAAACGACTCACGAAGAAAATTGAGAAATTAGAATCTCATGCTGAAATTTCACTGAATAAGTGGACAGCTGCTCGTGAATTGATTATGACCCAATGTACCGATCCTGGTATGCGGAAATTTTTTATCGCTTCCCTTCTCTGTTGTGTTTCTGTTTACAATTCTGCCAATAGCATTGGTGTGATTTCTTCCGTTATGCAGTTCGTTAATTCTGAATTTGCTGGAAATGAAAGCCACATTATGGAGCTTTGGTATAAATTGATGGAATTGAATGGCACTGTTGGTGTTCCCTTAGAGGACTACCAGCAATTGGAAAGTCACAGTATGAAAACTGATGATGTTATCCACTCCCTTCGTTCTATGAATGCGAATTGGACACTTTTCAAAAATGGACCAGCATACACTCGTTTTCACGAGTTTTTGTGCACTTTGGTTGCTTTTGGATTGTTGAAAGGAGACACTTATGATGTATCACTTGGTAATATTAAATTATTTTCCATGGATACTCGTAGGGAATCGATGTCCGCTACTGATGCACTTGACGCTGTTGTCAAGTTAGTTACTTATCTCACTGAAAGTGGTATTTATGCATTTGCAAATAAATCACTTAAGCCTTTTCTTTT